CGGTATGGAGATAGAGTGGGGAGATGTTCCCCGCTCTTTTTCAATTCCAGAGAACCTTGGTTCTTGGGAATACTCCGAGCGTGACATTATCAATTTGCGCGCACCATATGCAAACGTTTGCGCTGACCCACTAGGTGTTGAACCACCGTTTGGTGGGGAGATCAACACCAAACCAACTAGAACATGGCAAGAACAAGTAGACCGATATTTTGAAATCAAAAAGCTATTCGACGATGACGGTCACCCACCTACTGTTTGTGTTACTGCTCATACCCATATTCATTGTAGGGTTCCCCGCTTGCGTGATGATATTGATGCTCTGAAGCGACTAACCAAATATATCAAAGATAATCAAGCTGCAGCTATTGAACACGTCTATGGTTTCTTTGAGCATAACCAGATGAAGGGTGCCAAAGGTTCTAAGATGTATCTGAAGTTTGATGGTGGTCGTCCAATGCCTGATTACATGAGCGATAACATTATCAATCTAGCAACTGACTTTGATTCATTCATCAAGATGCACGCTGCTGGTAAAGATGGCGTTTCAATGGGTCGTCCATTCCGCTTTGCTATTAACATGTATGCGTTGAAGCATATTGATACAGTTGAGTTCCGTTTGTTCCGTGGCACGTTAGATCGTACTGAATTGGAATCATGCTTCCGTTTCGTTGAGGATTTCCTTGACGCAGCTTTGAATGATGGTCCAAGCGTCAATGAACTTATCTCCGAAAGAGGTTACAAGTTTCCACCAATGCAATGGGACTTGGCTCAGTTCATCGGCTGGGAGAAAACAAAACACCCAGAAGAACGTGGTAAGAAAGTGAGAACATACGTTGAAGTTGAATAAGTGTACTCGCGATCAGTTCATCAAAGCTATCTCTGATGATAAGGCTGACAAGTTTGCTAAGACTTTCGTGGCCAAAGCAGATATGCAGGAACAGTGGGATGATTGTATCGGTGCCTTCAATGAAGAAGGTGAACTGATGGCTGCTATCATCACCACTATTTCTAAGCGTAAACCTTTCGTTGCTAACCTTCAACTGCTTCATACCTTCGCTAAACATAGAGGTCAGGGAGCAGCAAAAGCATTATGTGAAGCATCCCTTCGTCACGTTAAAAGTAAGCAAGCATTATACTTCCGTGTATCGTCAGAACCAGAATCAGTTGGCTTCTACGAGAAGATTGGTTTCAAGTTCTGGGGTAAGCAAAAGTCTGGTTGCCAGTTGAGTATTTTCCGAATTGACGGTGATACCTTCTTCGAGGGAGACTACGATTATACAGACCAGATGATCAATAATGCGATCCATAAAAAGGGAAAAGGTGGGTGCGTAGAGGTGTTTGACCTAGTTACGACCCAGCAACCCCTGACTCTAGAAGGGTTTTGAGGGTATTTACTTTTATTCAAGAATAGGGTATAATATATCTATAACTTGAAAAGGATTTGTCATGATTCACACTACTAACTTCTATCTTTATGCTTGGTTGAAACCTGAACCATATACAGTAAATATGGGTAAGAAGGTTTCTCGGAAAACCTCTTATGTATCATCAGCTTCTTCTGCTGAATTTTGGAATGATTTTAATAAGACTGACCTTGAACATTATTGTATTTTTGAATCTGACGATGAAGCAGTTGTCAGTGCTGCTGAATGGTGGGGGTTGGATTATGGAATGAATGTCTTGGGTAAAGATAAGTTCTATAACAAAGTTAATAACGCACATCGTGGCGATCAGTCTCTGGTTACTGAAGAAATCAAACAAAAGATTGTTGCCTTCTATGAAGGTAAATTGAAACCAGAAACCAACGCTGAAGAATTATCCCTTGGTAGGAATATCATTGACAAGGTTGAAAACGGGTTTTACCCAGTTGAACAATTCCCAGTTTATAAATTGGTTGAAATGCAACGAAACCAAGCACGAGCAATTCAACATAACGTGGTGATCGAAAGTGATATCGTTCGCGCATATGCAGACAATCCAAAACAAGTTCTGCGAGATATCACTCCAGCTACTTTAGTGAAGCGTCCTGATGGTTCTTTAGAAATTGTTAATGGTCATACACGAATTGGTGCAGCTTCTAAATGTAAGGGGTGGAATGAAATCCCAGTTTGTATTGTTGATGAGTCTGACTTTGGTTCTGATGATACAGAAATTGCAACTAACATCTTATTGGCTGGTAGTTATGCAAACCGTCGAAGTCCAATTTCTGCTCAATCAAATACAGACGACGACCTTATGTTTCAAATGGAGAACTATTTGGTACTCCAAGATATGGATGCATCAATTGAAACTGCCCAACCATACATACGAGAAGTTCTGACCAAACAATTCAGCGCAAGCGCAGGAAGTAAACGTATAGCTTCTGGTATCATAACTAAGATTTTTAACAAATACGAGAAGCAAAAAAATGAGATGTCGATCTCTAAGAACATGACTGTTTACAGTTCTTCTCAGTTGCGCGATTATTGTTATAAAAATTATGAGAAGAAAGGTATTGCTGTTGTCCACTCAACTATGAGTAGCATGGCACACTTTGACCCACTCGGTTTTATTTTCCACCACGTGAGTCACATGAATACTCTTCCAAAGAAACTTGCTATTGTCCTTCACTCTAGGACAAAAGATGAATATGTAAAGGGACAAGCTGCTGGTAAAGTTGCCGCTATGCAAAGGGTCATTGATGGGTATAAGCTACCAATCACGATTGATGTCTTGCCAGCATTTGAAGAATAATGGATTACAGACTAAAAGAAAACAGAAGAGAAGCCTTTATCCGCTGGTACGCATGGTCAATGAAATATGATGACTGTGACCCAGCGGTATGGGCTACAAACTATCTACACAAACGCTATGAACATAATGACGAAGAACGAATTTGGTTTGCGTGGTTGTATGGTAACACGTATCAACTGCCAACTGCTTGGGTTCTTAAGAATGAGTTCCCTGACTTTGAATTAGCAACAGTTGACCGTATCACTCAATGGAATACTGCTAACTACAAACGTCTACGATATCAAACTGACACCAAGTGGAACAAAGGTAACTTACCTGCCATGTTTGAGTCATATCAAAACTTTATCGGAAACAAAACTCAACGCGAGGCACTGGAGAAATACTATGGAGACAACGAAGAACAAAACTTTGATAACCTGTGGGGTATACTTAAAAACAGCCTTCATAAGTTTGGTCGTTATTCTACTTGGTTTTATCTTCAGCATCTCAAGCATACTGCTGGTATTCGGGTCAATCCTACTTCACTTATGCTTAGTGATTATGATGGTTCCCGTTCTCATCGTAATGGATTATTATATGCCCTTGGACAAGAAGACGATGTGGATAGAAAGTTATCTGGAAAAGAGTACGATGCTCTCGAAAGGGCTGCTAGATCAATACTCGATGAAACAAAAGCAAGGTTTCCAGAACTGGTGGAACAGGTAGACTTCTTCACGATGGAAACCTGCCTGTGCTCTTTCAAGAAAATCTTTAGAGCAAAGCATGGTCGCTATCTTGGTTATTACTTAGATCGTCAAGCTGAAGAGATTATCAAAGCTGAGGGTGATGGTTGGTACGGTATTGATTGGGATGTTATGTGGCAATCAAGAAACGAAACTATTGACCTTCGCTTAGATCACAAGAATGGAATTGATAAAGAAAAGTTTACTTATTTCCTGAACTCAGGTAAAATAGATAACTTAGAGTGGATGTTCGAAGATGAAGAGAAACCCTTAATGGGATTGGAGATGTTTACATGAACCCTGACGATTTGACAACTGGATCAGTTACTTTAACCGATACTGGTGATTATGCTATTGTTACCAATGGTGGTATTATGCCAATGACAACTTCTGTTGGTATTGGTTCTAGTTCACCATATATTTCTAATGGTATACAATCAACATTAAAACTTAAACAAACTGTTGACGAAGTTATGGACGAGCACAGCCTTAACCGTATCGCTGTTGACCATAAAGTAACTGCTCAAGAATTACTGAAGCTGCAGGAAGTTGCCCCAGATTATGCTTCTGAGATTAAAGAGAACATTGCTAAGAACTTAGCACGTGATATTGCTAAGAAGATTATGTTCAAAAAGAAACACGACAAGGATGCTGACGTTCATCACTTTATTGGTCGTGTTTGGGTGTTCACTGATGAAGAATTGAAAGAACTGCTACAAGAGGTTATGTAATGTTTATTGATAGAATTGGTATTAGAGAGGAACTGAGTATGACTAAAACTACAAATCAAAAGAAGGTTCGTAAACTTATTGCCGTTGGTGGTAGTCCAGGGACTGGTAAGACAACGTTGTTCCGTAAGTATATGGAAAGTAAAGTATTCCAACCAGTTGAACCAGCCAAGCTAGTTTCAGCCATGTATAATACAGAACGTGATTTGTACATTCTTGGTAAGTATGAAGAGGGTGAAGTCTTTGCTGGAACAGACCGTCTTTCTATGGCAGTCCAACCAGCTATGCAGGAATGGATTGCTTCCCATAACTGTAACGTCTTATTTGAGGGCGATCGTATCTTCAATCAGTCTTTCCTAGAATTTGCCATGGGGCTTCCAGACACAGAGCTTCACATCATATTCCTGAATGCTCCGAAAGCAGTACTAGAACAACGATACCAAGACCGTGGTTCTGACCAGTCTGAACAATTCCTAAGAGGTCGGGAAACTAAATATAGTAACCTGTTATCAAATTTTGACTTGATGCCTTATATTACTGAGTTTGCAAATACTAACTTAGAGGAACAAGCGAAAGTCTTAGCCTTCCTAGAAGGAAAATTAGGGTAAGGTTTAGACTTTCTAGGAGGTTAAATGAATTTCCTAGAACAATCTAACTTTGACTGGATGGAAATGCTCAACTTTTATGAGCGACCATTCCGAGCTAAACTCAACCCATCAAAAATATGGAGAGACCTAGACCAGTATCAAAATGATTCGGTAGGTCTCTCCAACTATTTTAAGAAGTGGAAAACTAAAGTAGAATTTAGAGACCCACCCAAGAAATCTTGGTGTAAATATGTTTCAGTTGGTGGGGAATATTCTCCTGACGACCGCCAATGTACAATTCATGTCTATTCATTGAATTTTAATAAACATATATTCAGCGAAAAGACTTGGGGTAAGTTCAAATATCGTGTTATTCAAACACTCATGCATGAGATGATACACTTCATGCAGTACGATCGTCGCAATGACGAGTACAGTAATTATATCCTACCACATAAAAAGGTGGGGCACTCTCTCAAAGACGCAGAGAGGAAATACCTTTCAGAGTTTGATGAGATACAAGCATACGCTCATTGTGTTTATCTTGACTTCAAAGTCTATCGCCCAAATGTCCCTCTCGAAACCCTACTAGCTAGAGTTAAGACAAAGAGAGATTCATCTACTCTTCATTATATTTTAAAAACATTTGATTATGATTTTAAAAACAATTATGCCATACCAAAACTCATGCAGCACATTGTTAAATGGGATAATAAATATTCAAAATATACATGAGGAACATACATGGCTGCGTTATCTCTCTCTGAACTTAGAAAAAGACCTGGACGAGTAGAAACATTTGTTAATAAATTAAAAAACAAAATACCATTTGATATGACAAATGGTGATGTTAAAATTTTAACAAAAGTTGCTTTTTCTGAAGGTGGTCGCGTTATGGAATTTACTCCAAGCAAAGACCCAAGACACGTTGCTCAAGCGATAGAGTGGCTTAAAACACGAGCAACTAATAGTAAATATGTTATCGTCATGAGCGATAAGGAAAGATTCACACTATCAGATTTGTTGAAAAGCGGTGACTTCGGTGGCATGGGTGGTAAGTCTTCAAAGGGTGCATCTAAAGGTAATAGAGGCGACGTGGCTGAGGGTATTTTTGCAGCTGCTATAACTGCTAGATTCATAGGAAGCAATTCCACTGTTACTGAGCAAGAAGTAATTGCAGTTATTGATAAATTAAGTAAGAACAAACCTAAACAGACTTTAACATTCAAGGGTGCTAATAAAAATAAACGTGTTCAGGATACTGTAATATTTAAAATTAACTTAGCACCTGCAAACATGGCAGCTCTGACTGATAAAAATAGTCAAGCTAGACTCGGCGATCTTATCCAATCTAGCGTTAAATACGCAAATTCACAAGTTGTTGGTTCTTGGTCTAAAATGCTATATGAAAACAACAGATACAATATTGTTGAAATTATAGCGGATGGATTAGTTGAACAAAAAACATCTAAAGTTGATGTTAGGGTTTTAGTTAATGGCAAAAAAACAGACATTAACGTCTCTCTTAAAGCAGATGATGTTAAACAGTTTGGTCAAATTTCTGGCGCTGGTTTTGATAAGCAACAATTGCTGTGGGGTAAGTTGTTCAAATTAAATATTAAGAAATATGAGAATGACTACTATGCAAAAGTGTATAATAAAGACATTTTTGGTGGTATCGCTACTGTGTATCGTGGAGTTGTTGAAGACATAAACAAAGCAATTAATAATGATAGGATGATGAGTTATAAGAACCTAGCTGATGGTATTAAATATTTTGCAACATTAAAAGATAATTCAGTAAGTCTTGTTCAGTTATCTAAGCAAGAGGCTTTCATATATCAGTTTAATAATTTACAAAAACTATTACAGGTAACTAAATTGAAAGCTAGTTATGACACATCAACTTCAACACCTCGTGTTGTTATTTCAGATGAACGTGGTAATGTACTGTTGTATGTTAGAGTAAAAAAAGAAACCCGTGCTAACGGCATCTATATAAGAAATTATATAGAAAAGGGTAAGTTATTAACGCAACTGGCAGCGCAGATTGCAAATTAAATAAATAGAATACTATGCTAAATTTTCTAGACTTCCTTAAAGAATCAGCCGACGAAGGTGCCAAACTAAAGCACATTCACCACGCTGAAGATCGCCCATTCCTACACGGTTCAGAGGGTTTCGAACACGCTGAAGGTGCGCTAAAGCAAGCCCACGACGATATGAAGTCTGGTCACACTAGCAATAACCTTACAGAAAAGTTCGATGGTTCTCCATCTATCGTTTTCGGTCACCATCCAACTACTGGTAAGTTCTTCGTGGCTTCTAAGTCAGCGTTCAATAAGAACCCAAAGATTAACTACACAGAAAAAGATGTCGATGCTAACCACGGTCATGCTCCTGGTCTAGCTTCAAAACTAAAAGACTCTCTTGCTCATCTTAAGAAGGTTGCACCAAAGAAGGGTGTTTACCAAGGTGACTTGATGCATACTTCTGAAGACCATCAGGTTCATCCAGATGGCTCAGTATCATTTACTCCAAACACTATCACTTATACAGCGCATGGTGCAGAGGCTGAAAAAGTTAAGCGTTCTAAAGTTGGAGTTGTAGTTCATACCAAATACGAAGGTAAGTCTTTAGATGATATGAAGGCTACACCAAATGTGAGCGATGAAGAGTTTAAACAACATCCAGACGTACATATTCATACTGCTAACTTCGACACGAAGAAGGTAAACTACCCACCAGAAGCCCAGCGCAAGTTCGAAGAACATATGCACAAAGCACGCGACGTTCATATGAAGAACCCAGATATGTACAATCATATCAGTCGTCATGGTGGAGACGCTGGTCACCTAGCAACTTATATCAACCAAACAGTTCGTGACGGGTCTAAGCCAAATACGGAAGACTTCAAGAAGCATGTGATGGACAAGTACCAGAAGATGGCTGATAAGGTTAAGACCGATAAATCTAAAGAAGAAAAGATCGGTCAAGGTGAAGGTCAATTGGCTCACATTGACTCTCACAAAGAACACTATGATGCTGCGTTTAAAATGCACCAGCATCTACAAGCTGCTAAAAATACATTAGTCAAATCACTTGAATCTTCTAAGGGTGGTTATGATTACCACATCAATGGTGAAGAATCTAAACCAGAAGGCTATGTCGTCAATCACAAAGGTGAACCAACTAAGCTAGTAAACCGTGCTGAGTTTGCTCGTCAGAATCTATTAAAGGTGCGCAAATGAAATCTTATAAACAATTCGTACAAGAGATGCAAGAGGCATGCGATTGCTGGAAAGGTTACAAGCGTAAACCAGGAACTAAACCATGCGCTGAGGGTTCTTGCGTCAAAGAAGAAAATGAACTAGATGAAGCTGCGACTGCTGACGCCAAAGGGTATAAGTCTGCCACTGGTGGTTTAACACAAAAAGGTCGCGATGCTTATAACCGTGAACACGGTAGTCACTTGAAGGCACCTGTAACAACTCCACCTTCTAAGTTAAAGAAAGGCAGCAAAGCTGCTAACCGTCGTAAGTCTTTCTGTGCACGTATGTCTGGTGTAGATGGTCCAATGAAGAAACCAAACGGTGAGCCTACTCGTAAAGCTCTTGCCCTAAGAAAGTGGAATTGCTAATGTTTAACTTTACAAATTACCTAAGAGAACAAGCTAACCAACGCCACGGTGTATTGGCGTTTGGTCGTATGAATCCACCAACTGTTGGACACGAAAAACTAGTTGATAAGGTTCATCAGATCGCTAACAAACATGATGCTATTCACGCTGTGGTTCTTTCTCACAGCCAAGACGCTAAGAAGAATCCTCTAGACGTAGCAACTAAAGTTAAGCACGCCAAGAAAGCATTCCCTGACACTAATATCGTTGGAGCCTCTAAAGAGCAACCAACTATTATGCACCACGCTTCAGCTATGTACGCAGCTGGCGCTCGTCACCTTCACGTTGTTGCTGGTTCTGATCGTGAAGAAGAATATAAGAAACTACTGAGCACATATAATGGTAAAGACGGAAAACACGGTTACTATAACTTCAAGTCTATCACTATTCATTCTGCAGGTCATCGTGACCCAGACGCTGAAGGTGCTGAAGGTATGTCTGCTTCCAAAATGAGAGAACACGCTGCCGCTGGTAATCAGAAAGAGTTTCATTCTGGTTTACCAAGCCATATGTCTGACAAGGATAAATCTGCCGTATATAAAGACGTCAGAAAGGCTATGGGACACGAATGATTTCTTTCAAAGAACATATCGTGAAGACTGGCGATAAGTATCGTCTAGTTTCAAAAACAACAGGTAAAAACCTTGGCACCTATGACACAAAAGAAGGTGCTGAAAAACGAGAACGCCAAGTTCAATATTTTAAGCATCTTAATAAATGAGTGATTTAAACGATTTCTTAAAACTAGTTGCTGAGGGTAAAAAGAATACACCTTCTGGTAGACTAAAACAAATTGAAGAGCAAGTAAAAGGTAATATTAAATCTGACCTTTCTTCTCTCTTCAGTCAACTCTCATCTGTAAAAACACCAGCTGAAAAATTAGCACAAGGTGAAGAAGTTTCAGTCACTGAACTTCCAGAGATCAAAGAAGAAATCGTTAACATCGTTAAAGAGCAAGTTGAAGAGTTGAAAGAAGTAGCACTACCAACTCCAATTGGTAAAGTTCCTGATGCTGCTCAAATACCAGATCTAGACAAATACTTAAAAGCGCCAAAGGTTACTAACCAAGAAGCACCGTTAACAAACGAGTTCAAACAAGTAACAGATAAGATTAAATTCTTAGAGCGTTGGGTTAGTCAAATTCAAAACACTGGACCAGGTTCTGGTGAAGTAAACTTCCGCTATCTAGATGACGTTAATCGTTTGACGATGGCTGACTCTAATGATAACTGGGTGCTTGAGTATGATGCAGCCACGAAGAAAGTTCAGTTTACTAAAAATATTGGACCAATTGAAACTATTGAGTTTGATACATCCCACGTAGACGATGGTGATCATCCAACTGGAACTCTGTGTTGGAATGCAGAGGATATGACCCTCAACTTACACCACGTCAATGGTATTCGTCAACAGATTGGTCAAGAACAATATTTCCCACCAGTTAAAAATATGACTGGCGCCAAGATACCAAACGGTGCTGCTTGTATGTTCGCAGGGGCAGAAGAAGTAAACAATGCTCGTCTTCTAGTTGCTCCAATGATTGCTGATGGTACATACCCAAGTTTGTATTTGATGGGTGTTGCCACAGAAGACATTGAAGATGGTTCAACTGGTTTTGTAACAGCCTTTGGTTATGTGAATGATATTGACACATCTGCTTGGAACAAGGGTGATATTCTTTACGCAGATCCAGAAGTTCCTGGTGGTCTAACTAATGTAAAACCAACTGCACCAAATAACGTTGTTCCAGTTGCTGCAGTTGTTAGAAAGAATGCTACCACTGGTAGGATTATGGTTCGTCCAACTGTTGAGCAGAAAATGTTATATGCTACATTTTCTTCAACCGCTGATCAAAACCCCGCTCAAATAAATACGCCATACGCAGTTGTATTCAACTCAACTGATATTGCTAGAGGATTCCACGCTGATGGACAAATCCCAGCGGATTACTCTAAGATATATGCTGAAGAATCTGGTTACTTTAAATTCACAGCTTCACTCTCTTTAACTTCTACGAATTCCTCAGCTAAAGCGTTCTATGTTTGGCTCAGAAAGAATGGTGTTGATGTTCCGAGGTCGGCTGAGCGCCAGTCTGTTTCTGGAAATGGTACATATCAAATGCTGACCTATATTAAAACAATATCACTAGATAAGGGTGATTATATTCAAATTATGTACGCAGTTTCTGATATCACTATTAGTATCAATGCTCCTGATGCCACCGCATTCTGCCCAGCAATACCAGCAGCAACTCTAGTTTGTGTACAAGTAGCACTATAAAAATGACTAAATAATACTATTACTATTATATCTGATGGATTAAATGAAGAACTACAAAGACCTCCTAAGCGAACTACCATCCAAATCCGTGGTTTTTACCTGCGGAAGATTCAATCCCCCGAACGTTGGGCATGAATTAGAGATTAAGGTAGTCCGTAAATTAGCGAGTCAGCGCAAAGCTGATCACTTCATTTTTGTATCTTCGGTACAAGACGCTAAAAAGAATCCATTAGAAATTAGTAAGAAATTGCAGTATTTGGGGGTTCTATTTCCAAATACAAAATTTGTACAAAAGGAGATAGATGCTATCGGCTCTATCCTTAATAAGTACAAGAAGGTTACTTTAGTTAGTTCAGCAGACAGCGTGGACTACTATAAGAAAGCATTGAAGAAGATTGGTATTACTGATGTTGAAGTTGTTAAGGCTGGAGACACTTGCCCTGATGAAGATGATAAATTAATCAAGCTGGCATCAAAGGGTGAATATTCATCTTTCAAAGGTAGCTTACCAACAACAGTTAGAGAACTAGACGGTAAGCGTCTAATGAATGATATCAGAATTGGTTTGAACCTTGAACCAATCAAAGAACAAATTAACCTCGTCAAAGATGACCTACGCGAACAGTATTTCCGTGGTGAACTTTTTAACGAGGGTGATATCGTTGAAAGCGATAACACAGTGTATAAAATTATTAAACGTGGTTCAAATCATTTGCTTTTACAAAATGAGGCTGGCTTAAAAATCAGTAAATGGATTCAGGACGTACAACTAACCGAAAGAGAATTTATGTTAGACGAAAAACTACTACAAGAAGCTGATTCAACAGGCGCAACTGGCATGTTGGGTGTGGATAAAGAAGCTAAAAAAGCTAAAGCCGATACTGCTAAGATGAAACTTGCTCTTGATCAAGCTAAGGAAAAAGAAGACTTGGCCAAGCAACAAGAACGCGAGCGCCAGAATCTTAAGAATCTTCCAGAAGCCAAAGATTCTCCAGTTGTTGATACTTCTAAGAAATATAACATTGCTAAGTCTATCATGAGCCTAAGTGACTTCCGTAAGTCCACTGGTCAAATGAACGCAGACGAAACTGAGCTTCATAATAAAGTTCACGATGGTCTAGTTGGTAATGTTCATCTTGGTAACGGTCATGGTCTTCGTCACCGTAAAGTTAAGTATCACCTTGGCGAAGAACAGATTGATGAGTTGTCTTCTGACCTACTATCTCGCTATAAGAAAGCAGCATCTGATCAAGCATCTGCTGCAGATAAAGCAGGTGACTTCAAGAAGGGTGATAAGCGTTTCTCTGGCATCATGAAAGCGACAAAGAAGCAATTCGATAACGATCTGAAAAAAGAAGAAGTTGAAATCGAAGAAGCTCGTGATGATGCTTATACTCGCGACTATAAGTCAAGTGTATCTGGTATGGGAAAACATCAATCCGCTGCATATCATGCTGATGGTGGAGCAAATGACGAAGGATGGGGTAATGAGCGTCACAAACCACGTTCTACTATGGATCGCCCACACACTGTTCATATTAACGGTAAGCCATGGAAGAAGTTCTCTAATGGTCACCAAGCGCACGCTGCAGCAAGAACACTTCAAGCGAAGGGTAAAGATGCACACGCTATTGCTCACTTCAATGAAGAAACTGATGAACAGCAAACAGCACGTACTGTTCAGTTAAAGCGTTTCAAAGACCAAGCTAAAGATTCTAAACTAACTGAAGCTCAAGCTGCTAAACCAAAGGTTAAGACTGTAAACGTTGACAAGGTTCACACTGCTGGACAAGAACCGCACGAAGAAAAGTTTGAGAATTTCAAAGAAGAATTCGCTGATATTAATGAAGACGAATTCGCACTACAAGTTGAAGCTGATATGGACGCTTTGACTGAAGAAGATTTTTACGAAGCGTATGATGATGAAGAACTAGCAATCATCGACGATGAGACTGGTGAAGAAATAGAAGCCGTTGACTCTGTTACTGAAGAAGCTCTGATGGAAGTTCTATCTCGCATTGAACGTATACGTGCCAAAGCTCGTATGCGTCGCAGCCAAACTAAACGTGAACGCAGAGAGAAAGTTGCACTGCGACAATTGTCTACCCCGCAAGTAGCAAACAAACGTGCTCGTCGCATGGCCATCTCTGCTATGAAGAAGCGTTTATTGAGAGGTCAAAATCCTCAAAAGGTTTCCGTTGGCCAGAAAGAACGTGTGGAACGTTTCATTCAACAACGACGTAAGATTGTTGATCGTTTAGCCACTCGTATGGTATCACGTGTTAAGCAAGTAGAAAAAGCACGTATGTCACACAAGAAATTTACTAAACCTAACAACGGAGTAGCATTCTAATGGAAGAACTAACCGCATCTTTACATATTGCTCTTGCGAATACCTTCGTTATGTATTTCAAAGCTCACACTTATCACTGGAATGTGGAAGGAAAAGACTTTCCTCAATACCATGAATTTCTAAATGATCTATACGAAGAACTACACGATGCTGTAGATCCTTCAGCTGAACGTATCCGTGTTATTGGTCAGTATTCCCCTCATAGCCTTAAAGACCTTCTAGAGTCTTCGACTATCGAGGAAGACGAAGATAAACCAGAAACAGCAGAAGCTATGTTTGAAAACCTTTTGGATGCAAACTCTAAAGTCATTGATAGCCTAAATAAAGTATTCGAGTTAGCAACATCAGCGAAGAAACAAGGTATTGCAGATTTCGCAGCTGGTCGTTTAGATACTCACGATAAACACGGTTGGATGTTAAAGTCAATCTTAAAGGGTTAAAATGTCATTAAAAGAAGATACAGTTTCTGCGGATCGTAAAGAACGTATTATTTTCGATCCAGAGGCTTGGAGAAAATCTGATAAGTCTGGTAAAAAGACTTCAGCTATCACTTCACGCCAGAACTTTGATAACGAGAAGTTTACTCGTAACGCAAAGGAAAAAGTTGACGAAGGCACTATCCAACCAAGCGGTGATTCTAAAGTAGACTCTGCTGGTCCAACTCTTTCTGATACTATCTCTAAAGATAAACCAAAGAAATCAAACAACCCACAGATTGAGTTCGTTACTGGAACTGCTCAACCCAACGGCTCATCAAGTACAGCTACTGGAAATGCGCAAGCTAGTGCAACTGGTAGAAAAATAGCGGAGGCACTAGTGAAAAAAGCACTAACACAAGTTAAGACTGACAAAAATGTCGGAACAGAAGAAATCCCATTCGACGGACCATATACTAAGACACCTGATACTGTGGTTGATAAGTCTGGTGCTAAGCATGACGCTAGTTCACGTGTTCGCCATTTGGCTAGACAGGCAATGAATAAACAAGTTAAAAAGGAAGAAGTTGAACTTTCTGAAACTTGTAAAGATGAAAAGAAAAAGAAAACCGTTAAAAAAGAGGAGACTAACATGTCTAAGAAAACTTATACTCAATTCGTTGAGCAATTACTAGAGTACACTCCTGGACCAGGTGGTGTAACTCGTGTACAAGGTAAATCATATGGCGCCAATTATGACGCTGGTGAGGACGAAGATGATAAGCCAGCAAAGCCTGCAGCCGATGCTCCAAAGCGTGGTCGTGGACGCCCAGCTGGTTCTAAGTCTGGCGCTAACTTAAAAGTAACAAAGGGTAAGTCTTACGGTGGCATTGCTACACACTCTTTGAACCTACCAAACTCTAACAGATAATCAAGGGGAATACCATGACACTATGGGCAAAAACTGACGCAGATAACTCTCGTCCAAAATACCTAAACACTGCTGATCTAGCAAAGTGTATCTTTGTTGACATTACTGAAGCTCAACAAGAAACTAACAAGAAACGTGGTCTTACCCACGGTGGTTGGTGGTTGTATAACACTTACACTGACTCTCAAGGTACTACACGTCATAAGGCAGAGTGCTTAGTTGCTCTTGCTGAGACTGCAGCTAACGCTGGTGACCGTGCTGATGACACTAAAGCAGCTGATGCTACTTACACTATCACTATCGGCACTCAACCTGCTGACCAAGATACTTCTGCTGGCGCAGCTACTTTCACTGTAGCAGCTACTGTATCTTCTGGTGGTGGCACTCTAGCATACCAATGGCAAGTTAAGACAGTTGGTTCTGCTAACTGGGCTGACGTGACTGATGCTACTTCTGACTCTCTAGTTCTAGCAGACCAAGCTGAAGGCAACAGCGGCGATCAATATCGCGTTAAAGTAACTTCTTCTGCTGGCGCTGGTGAAGTGACTTCAGACGTTGCTACTCTTACATTCGTAGACTAAGCTAAATAATCATGAGTTGGGGGAGTTTAGGCTCCCCCGTTTTATGCGAGAAAGTATGGTTGAAAAATTGAACGAGAATAACTTTTTGCTCTTTGCTATGAATCACTACGATAATCCGCAGTGTCATAGTTTAGAAGAGTTTGATGAGGATCTTAAAAAGTTTCTGTATCTAAAAAAGCTATTAACTCGTTATAAAAAAGATGGTGATTTGAAAGATCGGTTGATCCTAAATCACATCATTGTTTTGTATAATGTTTTCGGACAAAATGCCACTCGTATGTTATTCTACAAAGTAGATAAAGACTCGTGGGATGTTCTAGCGACGTTCTTACTTTATCTTGGTCATATGCCTGAAACACTACCAGAATACAACCTCATACTTTCTGACATAAAATTAGATGAAAAAGTTATCGCCGTCCTAAGGAAATTCACCAATGAATCAACTTCTAGATAGACAATATGCCCTGCGTATCCTTAAAATGCTTTCAACAGATTTTAAGGACATGGATGCATACAAACAAGGTATCATTGATAAAGACGGTAACGTTTTAAAGAAGACTCACCAACTAAAGACACAAGCTGAGAAGAAAGCATATACTTACCTTGACCGTCTAATTGTTATTCTAAAGAAAGTCATGAAGCAACACGAGAAGCGTGGTGACTTCAACATGACTAAAGCATTATCTCCTGCGCTTTGGTTAGTTCGCGAACAGCTAGATTCTGGTTCTCGCGCAACTATGAACATTGAGGGTAAGTACGAGAAACTTCTAAACCTTAATGTTACATTGGCTGAAGAAGAAATTCTTGTCAATAAGTTTCTAGAAGAAGAAGGCGAAGCTGCCCCTGTTGGTGGTGCACCAACAAATAATACTGCTGGTCCAGTCGCTGTGAACGAACCTAAGATCGAGAAGAAAGATCTTAAGAAGTACAAAGGTACTGTTGTTCGCCGTCCACTACCTATTGTTGCAGGTGCTCGATAATGTGGATTCTTGACTTTCTTCCTGGTTGGATTTTTACATTAGTTACTGTTGTATCCCTTGGCGCATTCCTTGTAACTGAATTTCTAAACAAAATCCCATTTGTAGCTTTATACCTAAAGACTATTCGCATTGCTTCAATCGTTGGTCTAGCTTTTGGTTTATACATGATGGGTGGTTCAGCTAACCAAGAGAAATGGGAAGCACGTGTAAAAGAATTAGAAGCAAAGGTAGCAATTGCTGAAGAGCAAAGTAAGACTGCTAATGCTAAACTTGATGCTAAGATGAAAGAGAAAGCCAAGATCATCAAGGAAAAAGAATATATCATTCAAGAGAAAATCGTGAAGATAAAAGATACAATTGATGCGATGTGTCAGATCCCTGTTGAAGCAATTCAATTGCTGAATGAAGCAGCGGAGGAAAGAAAATGAAGTACACGTTATTGGTTTTGCCATTCCTATTAGCTGGTTGCTTAGCAACCCCTGTTAAACGTAACTTTCCTGAAGTGCCACAAGAGCTAAAAGTGGCATGCCCTGATTTACAAAAAGTAAAAGACGATGCAAAGTTGAGCGATGTTATTTCAACTGTATCTTCTAACTACACTCAGTACCATGAGTGTCGCGCGAAGGTGGATGCATGGAATCAGTGGTATAATTCTCAGAAAGAAATTTTTGAAAGCGTGAAGTAAATGGCGATCGAGACCGAAGTTGAAGTTTTGAAAAGCGTTGTATCCAAGCTAGATACATCCATTGAAAAGATTACACAAGTTAGCGGAGACATCGGTAAGATTCTCGCAGTGCATGAACAACGATTAGACAGTATTGAAAAAGTGTCAGAATATAGAAACGAAGAAATCAAAGAGATTCATTCTCGTATCACTACTCAGACGAGGGAAGTTGTGGAAAAGATTGATCAGTTACAATCTAGACTAGAACATAAGATGAATGCCTCCGCTGTTGCTGCAAAAGAACAACATGAGTCTATTCAAAAGGAAATCCAACAAGACTTACAAAAAGTCGCATCAACCCTTGACAAAGACATCAAGGAAGTTACAAAGCGTGTAGACGTTCTTGAGAACTGGCGTTGGATGATTGTTGGTGGTGCAATCGTATTGGGTTTTGTTGTTGGAAACTCAGGTCTATTCACTAAGATCTTTGGTTAAATAAAACTTGCTTTTTATCATGAAATAGGGTATAATTAATCCTATGTTAGTTGAGAGTTTATCATGTTATACATTGACG